AAACGAATTCATTTTTGCTTAATCTAGCTGGTACATCATCTGCTCGCTCTTTTCCACCTAAATCTACGAAGCCACCAGTCTCTCTATAGTCTTTTTCTTTACCACCTAGGTCAATCATTTCTTCTGCTACTTCAGTTTCCATGATCCCACCTTCTTGTTTACCAGGTCTTCTATACATTTTCATAGCTGCTTGAGGATTATAATTATATTCATCTTCATCTTCCCTCATAAGTCCACCGTTGAATGCACCTACTCTTACTGGATCTCCTCCACTGTAGTAGTCAAATCTATTGTGTCCTGCTGGTGTAGTGTATCCAGGTACTGTTGATCCTGGTACTGGTCCACCATTAGCAGCCATCATAACTTCTTGTGGTTGCTCCATGCCTTGACCTTCTTGTTGCTGTTGCATGATTGCTTGTACGAATTGTTCGAAAGTTAATGTGCCACCTTGGTTTTTATATTTTACGAACTCTGCCATAAGCATTTGCTCTATTTGTTCTTCTCCTGCACCACCACCATTAAGCAAACCAACTCTTCCACCGTCAGCTGCATAATAATTAGGTTGTACAAATTGTTTACCCGGCATAAAAGCTAATGTGCTTGCACCCGGATTTCTATAATGATCAACTGCCTGTGATCTTATATTTGCAATACTTGAAGGAACTGAAGTCCATGATTCTTCTTCAACCTCTTCGTCATCACCACCCATTAAGAATGGTGCTGCTAAAGCTGCTCCGCCTAAGCCAGTCATAGCTGCTCTACCTAAACTAAAAGCACCATCTTTGTTATAAAACAAACCACTTAATAATCCTCTTTTACCTGTAGCATTAGTTGCAGCAGGTCTAATTAAATTCATAAGATTTCCAAAACGACCAAGACCTTGGCCACCTGCAAATATACCTTTACCACCTAAAAATTTTGCTCCACCTAGTCCCCATCCTAAGCCACCTATTAAAGCAGCCTTACCTAGAGGACTTTTAACAATTTTCTTAACACCACGGACAGCTTTCTTAACTAGCTTACCTAATCCATAATTTTGTCTAGGGACATCTAAGCTTCCTAAGCCACCTTGTATTTGTTGGGGTTGTTGCATGTTTGAAATTGCCATAATTTTACCTTAATCCTACGTTTTACTTTGTTTTACTTAACAAATCAAGGGCTGGCATTTTAACTACTACGTCTTGAGCCATGTCCTCGTTCTTATACCCCTTGGCTTCCCAGTCTTTTCTATCCTTAAAAACCTCGCCATTTTCCTTATGTCTATAAGTTAATTCTACTTCTGCATTTTTAATTTCCATTAGTCTATTTTCTCCTTTTTAATATTGAGATAACTAATACCAAATACTACCCCACCAGACACTGTCCCAGCTGTTGTATATTTCAACAACGTATCTCCCTCTAAGATTAAGGGTAATGTAAGTATTTCTACACTCGCTGATGTTGATAAAGATTGAGTATGAACTATCTCAAAAGCGTTATTTGTTATGGTTACTGTAGGTGTATTAGAACCTGATTTATTAGTAACCCTTAATGATCTAATAATAAATGTTTCATTAACACCTGGTGATAGTAATGTAGCTGTTTCTGCTGATGTAGTTGTTTTCCCATGGAATCTATATTGATTTACTACAGCCATTATGCATCTAAAAAGAAGCTCTTAGCTTCTATCTCCTGTTTAACTTCGTCTTGAAACGTACTATTTAATTTTGTTATCACACCGTCAAGGTCCCTGACCAATGACTGTAAATTTTTTCTGCTGTATTCTTCTTCAGCTCTTGTTAATGATTGTACAATCTTTGCCATTATAATATACTTGCTAGTCCTCCATGTTTATATGACTTAGAAAATTTTATTCCATAATTTCCATCTCCACCATAGTTAGCAGCTAAGTCCCAATCTCCAATATTTCTATTATAACTTACTTGATTGATGTCTGCGTTAGGGGATATATCAGCTGACCAATTACCGTAGTTTATATTAGTGTTTCCAATATCGCCTTGGTTGATCATCGTAGTAAAATCTACTGGACCAATTGTTGCTCCTATCTGTCCCTCTAATTCTTGTTTCTTAATTGAATCTATCAGATCAAGCTGCGCTAAATACTTTGAACGGTCTAGGTTTATGTTTAGCTCTGGCTTCGTAGTTAACCAATCAACATCTACTACATCTCTATTCTCTGCAACAGTAGGGGGTACTTCACCGCCACCACCATCACCACCATATGTTTCTTCAAAAGTACTGCCTGCATATTCTTGTTCAGGATTAACGTTTCCACCATAGTTTCCACCAGCAGATGCTCCGCCAGCCGGTCCACCGGGTGCTAAACCTTCTCTCCTATCTCGTTCTGTACCTAGAACACTTGCGATACCACCAAGATTTAAATAAACTCTTCCACCAGTTGCCGCCCTAAAAGCATCGTGTTGATCTTTTGTCATTCCACTCGACCCATGTTGTGTAGAACCAGCACTTTTTGAATGAGGACCATAATCTTTTCCACTGTTATCTACATTAGAAAAATCACCAGATCCAGTATATCCATCACCACTACCAGTTTGATCTGTGGTTGTAGTTGTAGTTGTAGTTGTATCATCTCCACCGTGAATATCTCCACCATCTGGATAAAGATCAATACCTTTGGCTTGTAGGTCTCTAATTTTGTTAGCAGTTATTCTTTGATTCATAAAATCATTAAAGTCTATTTGTTTGTTTATCTCATCTTGTTCTTCTTCTTTTTCCATATAGTATTTATCAAAATCTGTTCGGTCTTCAGGGTCTTTATTCTTAGCTTTTGCTGCGTGTTTTGAAACTAAGTCAGCATAATTACCAAACATACTTACTTTATTATATCCATATCTATCTTGGTTTGTTAGATTTCCACCATGCATAGATTGTTCTTGATTAGCTAATTGCATGTCAATAAAAGCATTGTCAACTGCGCTTAATCTCTTTTCTCTTGAAGGTACCATACCCATTAAAAAATTTGCACCAGGAATTGCCATACCTATTCCTTTTTTAACTAAGCCTCCTATTTTATCCATGTAAGTTTCTTCAGGTTCTGTTCCCTGAATATAACCAGTGTTTCCAATACTACTTCTATTGGTTACATAACTTCCGGATGGTTGTGCTGTGTAGGGAGTAAAAGGACCTACATTATTACCTCCACCACCGCCAACGCTAGCTGCTGGAATTCCATAGCTGACACCGCCGCCACCGCCACCTTCGACTTCGCCTTCGCCTTCGATAGGCCACTCATAATCTGTTAGTAAAAATTCTTGTCGGGGTCTATAATGAATTCCTGAATCGAATATCTTTTTATCTTCTCCTGTGTACCAGACCATTATCTTCTTCCTCCTGGATGTATGTCTAATCTAAATGTACCAAGTTTCCAGTCCTCTGATGCAGCAGTATTTGCAATCTTCATAGAAATAGATCTTGCTCTTAATCTTGTGTCTACTTTTGTAGTAGTATTACTTGTTGAATAATTTGTTGTTGTTCCAGAACTATTTGGATAATTTTTAGTCACAAAGCTAACTTGTGTGTTTCCTGTTTGAGTAATAAAATCAGGTAAAAATCTGCTTATTCTCATAATATATTCTCCGTCTCCTCTTAAGTCGGGCATTCCTACAACACTCCCTGTAGAGCTTTTCTTCTGAGTAATATCAAAATCCCCTGAAGTAATGGTCCCAATGACAGCTGTAACTGTACCACCAGCTACAATTTGATCGGTCCCTGTTTCGTGGGTATAGTATATCGTACTTCCGTCTGTATTACCAGTAACATCGAAAGACGCATCATCACTCTCATTATAATAAGTTGCATGAGGTTTGGAAAATACTGCGGAATCCACCCAAGCTGTCCTTGCTAGGGTACCTGTAGTCCAAATAGGGCGTTTAAGTGTAGAGTCTAAATAGTTATAGGTTACAACTCTATTCACAACATCTGATGCAGATGTGCAATAAAACCAGCTTATTTCACCGAATAGATTATTTAAACCTGCATTAACCAGATCTCTCGCGACTGAGTTAAGGTCGTCAAAAACAGCGTCCTCTACTAAACATGGTAATGATTTTAATTGACCATCATATTGAAAAAATCCATTTTCTGACATCCAATAAGCTGTACCATCAACCTCAATATTAGCATTCTTTCCTAATAATCCACAGTTAGTCCCTACCTGTTCAAATGAGAAGGTGAAAGGTTGGCCTACGAATTTCATCAGGAATAATGCTGTGTCTGTCCATACATAAATAGCATCCCTACCTTTGATAGCTCCCATAATCTTAGAGCCATCAGCGAGCCTTTGTGTACCTGCTGTGTTATTTGCTTTAACGGTGTATGAATCCGATGCATCAATACTTTCTTGAGAAGAGAATCTTATAAACATATCATCTTGTGTTAATTGATCTCCAACAGTGGTTTCTGTTCCAAAGAAAACTAAGTGTCTGTCCGGAGTAGATACTAACACATGTCTAGATTTTGTAGGTGCATTTGGTATAATAGCTGCTCTTGTTGCTGTCGATCCCCCGCTTCCTGCATCCCACGAAAAACATGCTCCGTTATAAATTAATGCAATTAATTTTGTTCCATAGTTATCTAATATCCACATCCCTGGATCAATTGTATAGTCAGCAGAAGACGGATCACCCCAGGCAACGTACCCGGATATATTAGTAACAGTGTCTCCTGAACTATGACCTGCTTTAGTTGTACCATTTACTTCTCTAGCACCTCCGCTTAATATATTGGTAGTGGTATTATTATTTGTATAACTTATATCTTCTGAGCCAATTCTAATTTCTCCAGTTGCAGGAAAGGCAGAAGAGTTATTTAAAGGAATATCAGTTACAGTGTCATTAATAGTAGAAGCCAAAGTATTTGTAGAAGCACCTAAAGCTACACCACCCCATAATGATGTTCCCCAACCGTAGCCTCCTAACTGTAAAGCTGGTCCTACATTATAATAACAAAGAATAGACGTCGAGCCTGCATTAGTCATGGGACTACTGCCTTCAGCTGTGTCCATTGTAATTGTAAAAGTTGTTGTAGTAGTAACAGAAGTTACCATAAATTTTTCATCTTCAAACGTGGCATCACTATAGGCTGATGTTCCAGGGACACTGCTCACATTGTCAAACATGACTATATCATTTTCTACTAATCCGTGAGCCCCGGTACATGTAATAGTGACAACTTTTGAAGAAGCACTACTAGTAAAATCCGCCCCTGTTAATGTTGCTCTAATAGGGTGGATATCATAATAGGTCCCACCTGAATAAACATATAAAATTCTGTTTGTTCCTAAAGCTGAGTATTTAATCCCAGCATTATTATCCCAGTGGTGAATAGCTCTGCATGCACCAGTAAGTTTTGATTGACCGTTTTGTTGCCAGCCACCTATTTTCTCTGGTGTACCGTATCTAAACCTTACATTATCGCCATCATACCATTGCCCTTCAGCTCCAGTTTCTGTGACTTGTTTGTTAAATCCGGGGATAAAACCTAATTTTTGTAGCATATAAAAACCTGTTTATTATGACTTATATCAGATTGTAGGGGATTTCAATAGATTAAAGCAGAGGGATTCTGTGGTGGATCCTCCCCCTGCAAGCCTAGTGTATAGACTATTTTTTAGGTAATGTAAAGCCTTTAAACCACCCCGGTAAACCTATGAATGGTCTTTTATCAAATGCATTTTCTTTAGCATTTTTTGATCCTGATTTATTGTAGTGTAAAAATACTTGTGCACAATCTTTCCCTGTAAATTCTTCTCGCCAATGTTCTAAATCACATCCAGAATATATAAGCATATCTCCTGGATCTAATGTAA